TGTTGCAGTAAGACCATAGAAATTTCCTTGTTCGTCAAACTCAACTTTAATGAGTCCATTTGATTTTAGAAATTGTGCTTCTCTTTTTTCTAGTTTAGCAACTGGAGCAGGTGCCTCGGGTGGCAGTTGCGATACAGTTTTGGTTGAAGAACAACCAGTAGCAAATAACGCAACAACAGCCATAACAACTATACTTCGTTTCATTTTAAAATTCCCTTTTCAAGTTTAGGTAATTATATTATACCTGAATATTGATTAAATGTCAATACCCCCACCCTCATATTCATCCAATAGATCTTCGTCTTCGAACAAGTCATTCTTCGTTTGTTCTCTAAGAGATATGCTTTTGATAAATCCTTTAATCGAAGAATTTTGTTTAACCAATGGATTGCTATACCATATCTTCTGTGGTCCATCCGAAGAAAAATATTCCTTCAGTTCTGTGTACTCTATGTAAATACCCTTCTTGTCGTTCTCTGCGCTGTATTCCTTAATGGCTTGTCTTTTCAATTTCGAATATTCAGCATTCTTTTCAACAAATTCGAAACCATGATATTTTGGTCGAAGAATTAATTCTGGCCAATTGTTCGCATATAGTTGAGATTTAGCAACGTAGTTATATAACAACCAAAACTTGGAACGTGGCACTAATGCTGTGCTGTATAATACATCTTGTATATTTACGAATGATTCGACTTCTTTACTGAGAACAACAGAAGCAATTAGTTCGGGACTATACATAAAATACTTTGTCGTTCCCATTCCACCTTGCGAAATAAGATGTTGTAAAATTGGTGTTGGATGAGAACCCCATGTGCATTTTGTCATTGGAGCTGTTGATGAAAGAGGATTGATTAACAATCCATCTGTTGTGTTATATGATGGTTCCCCAAGTTTATATCTGGTAAGTTGTAAATCACCACCAGCCATAATAAAAATTCCATCTTTAGTAAACTGCTCAAGCCACAACTGCATTGTCGTTCTTGCGTTTGTAATTTTATATTTCTTAACAATCTCTGGGCAGTATTTGGAATAGAACTCACCCATGTTAATGTTAAATACTTTATACTTTAAATTGTATTTCTCACAAAATTCTTTTGCGTTTAGAACATCATGTAGATTATAGTTATCTTCCATAACAATAATACATGGTATAAATGGCATCTTGAGTTCTAGTAGAGTCAAACAAACAATCTGAGAATCAAGACCACCAGACAAACCAACATAGATTGGCTTATCATATTGAGTACATAAATGTTCTGTTGCTAGAATGCATTCTTCGCGAAACGATTTTGGTTTTCTTGTGCATCTACCAATCGTCATCTTAAATGGTTGTTCATAATTTGGCTCATTAAACCACTCAGTGTCATCTTCGCCCCAACCCCAGCGATAATGATTGTCTTTAGAATATTGAAAATTCAATTCATCTAATTTCATACTTTTCCCAAAATGACTTGTCTCTGAAACCGATATATGGAAGTTTCAAATTAAAATGATAACGCCAAGCAATGTAACTCAGGTATGTGTTACAATTATTGAACGCCAGATTGATGTTTGTGTTGAGAGGATAATGTTCTTCTATACCTTTCCAGTTGAATATTGCATCCAATCTGGGAGAATTTCCAAACCAAAGAGTAGATGGATCACGATCGGAAACTATCAGCTGTCTCTCAGTATAATTATCTCTTTCGCAGAAGAAAATATTTGCTTGCTGAACTTCTAATGTTTCACGATCCGTGATCTCAAAGGTTTTCCAAGCATATCCATTATACTCAGCAATCCAAGAGTGTTTACCTCCTGGTAGTTTTCCCTTTAATCCCCAAGCATTAGCGGAGAGAAAACAAGTCGCTGGTAGTTTTATGGATTTAAGAACATCAGTTTTACTTATATCAGCATCACGCCAATCAGAAAACTTGTTCCATCTTGTAGTAATTGTCGTGCTGCCTATCATATGCTTGTTTCCAAACTTTAATATCTTGTTCCCAATTTCCTGTTGGTTCTGGATCATGTAACATGTAATTATACTCATCGACTCCAGAAACCATTACTGTTGACTCTGGTGAAAATGTAGCAATAGGTTTAGCATCAGTAGCAACATAAATAAAACCAATAGCAACTCTTGGTGTTTCAGAACGATTAACATCTGATCCATGAACAGTAAATGGACTGTGCATTATAAATGTTCCAGGTCTTGCCTCAACATGAACAATATTATCTTTACTATACTCATCTATTGTTTGTCCACGCATTAATAAATTTTCATCAGTTTTAATATCTGAATGTTTTGACTGACCTTGTTTATGGGATCCAGGAACGTATTGAAGACATCCCATTTCTTTTGTTGCGCCAGATAAAGTTGCCCAAACAGTTAATCCTTTTTCTTTTGGTAAAAAATTCCAATATGTAGCATCTTGATGCCAAGAAACATAATTATCGCTTTGTGGATATTTTATCCAAACCAGTGTATCCCAACAAGAAAAATTTGGTCCAAGAATTTGTTTTACATAATCAACAATCACAATGCTCTTTGAAATTTCATTAATGAATGGAAAAAGAACATTCGCTTTACAGCGATAATCAGTATTCATCCAATTCATCTCACGCATCAAACGATATACTTCGTTTTGATATTCTTGAATTTTATGTGTTGCTAAAAAACGAACAGGTCCATAATACCCTTGCTCATCAAATATTTCTTTTACTGTTCTTTCAGCCATTAAATCTCCAATGAATATTCATATTATACTTAACATTTCAAAAAATGTCAAGCAATTTTTCTAAATTCAACAACATGTTTCATTCGATCTGCTGCATAAGAAGCAGCAAATGCATTTGGTTTTACTAGAGGAACAACATTACACATTCCACGAATATATCCAACAGCTTCATTTATTACACATGAAGATCCATATTTTTCATCTGGATTAATATCCAAATGCACCTCAATATCATTAGGTATTTCTTGAGCAAGTTCTAAGTATAATTCTGCAACTTTATATACTTCATTCATTAATCGCATGCGTGGACGATCTTGTTTCTGATCGAAATCCATTTCTTTTTTAACTGCCCCAAAAATTTTACATCCATTATTACCATTGATATGAACAACAACAGCAAGAATGTAATCAGCATACCATTGTTTGCCAATCTTATATCTTTCAGAGTCACAACCAATGTAAATTTTTGTTGTTGGATCGCAATTATCAACGAACTCTTTTACTTCTTGAATGTTAACTTTTTCTTTATACCTCATATCATCAATCTCCACTAAAAACTGGTGCGGATGGTCGGAATCGAACCGACAAGCCGAAGCGAGGGATTTTAAGTCCCTTGTGTTTACCTATTTCACCACATCCGCATTGTTTGGAGTTGAGGGTGGGATTCGAACCCACGAATCGACAGTTTTGCAGACTGCGCCATTAAACCTCTCTGGCACCCCAACATTAATATGCCCAAGCAACAAATGTATATCTTGTTCCCTCAGTTACCTCTTTAACACTATGCGGATATAAAAATGTAGAAGGAAACACAACAATATCTCCTTGCTTTAATTTTAATACCTCGTTGTTTATAACAAATTGTCCACCTTTAAAATTATCATTTAAACTACCAAGAAATGTAAGAACAGGTATTCCATCTTGTTTATTTCTTCTTATCAAATCAAAATGTTCTGACATTACAGTTCCTGTCTTATACTTGTTTAATCTTATGTTACTATGATTACTAACTAAGTTACTTATTTTTAACTCATCATAGTATTTATGTAAAGCACTTTGTAAAAAATTTTTTAGAATATCTAAATTTTTATTATAAAGAACATCAAGTTCTTTTGTGTGGTGTGCTTTCTTTTCATCAGAAACATTGTTATACCAATTGTGAGTTTTCCATTCTTCATCGTTTTCGTATAACAATATCACCGAATCACATACATCTTTTGGCACTACGTTATATACTTTTACATAATCTTTTAGTTGCATGTTATCTCCATTAATGGTGGGCTGGGAGAGAATTGAACTCTCACTCAACCGATTATGAGTCGGCTGCTTTACCATTAAGCTACCAGCCCAAATTTGGTACCCCTGCTCAGATTCGAACTGAGAACAACTTCTCCTTTTGAGAGAGACGACTTTACCAATTTGTCCACAGGGGTATAATTATATATGGCGTCGCCAGCAGGACTCGAACCTGCGACCCACAGCTTAGAAGGCTGTTGTTCTATCCAGCTGAACTATGGCGACAAAATTGGCGGAGAGTATAGGACTCGAACCTATGCACCGATTTCTCGATGACGGATTAGCAATCCGCTCCATTACCACTCTGGCAACTCTCCCTTAACTAATCACAATATTCGCCGACCTCACAAACCATAAAAGACAAATCACCAGCATCAACAGCACCTAAAGCCATTTCATATTCAGACAGCATAAGATTCGCTTCGGGTTCATCTTTAGCGACACCGATAACATTTTTATTAGAAAAAAGAATATAGACTTTCATTTATTTCTCCTTAAAGGTATATTATACCTCGAAAACGAATAAATGTCAATACCCCACAAGACCTAAGAGTGGAGCGGAAGACGAGGCTCGAACTCGCGACATTCTGCTTGGCAAGCAGACATTCTACCAACTGAATTACTTCCGCATATTTGGTGCAACCCACAGGAATCGAACCTGTTTCAATGGCTCTTCAGACCATCGCTATGACCACATCAGCTAGAGTTGCATAAATTTTCTTTGGGTTGTTCTATGAGGATCGAACTCATACTATCTCGGTCACAACGAGAGGTGCAGACCACTACACTAAGAACAACCCAAAGAAAACTTTGGTGGGCGCACAGAGAATCGAACTCTGGTTTACTGGTTAAAAGCCAGTTACTTTGCCACTAAGTTATACACCCAAATGATTGGCTGGGGATGATGGACTCGAACCACCGATGTCGGAATCAAAATCCGATGCCTTACCAACTTGGCGAATCCCCAATAAATGGTGGTGATGGTTGGATTCGAGCCAACGACCTACTGCGTATGAAGCAGTTGCACTACCACTGTGCTACATCACCACATATGGCATCCCGAGAGGGATTTGAACCCCCACCAACAGTTTTGGAGACTGGTATGCTGCCGTTACACTATCGAGATATATTTGGTAGCCATGGACAATTTCGAAATGTCGACCCTCGCCTTATCAAGACGATGCTCTTCCTCTGAGCTACACGGCTGAATTATGTTGGCGGAAGTGGTGAGATTCGAACTCACGGCACGCTATTAACGTACGACAGTTTTCAAGACTGCTGCCTTAAACCAGCTCAGCCACACTTCCAAATTGGCACGACCTGAGAGAATCAAACTCCCACTTCCACGTTCGTAGCGTGGTGTAATATTCATTTTACTAAAGTCGTATGTTGGTGCTCAGTGAGAGGATCGAACTCCCGACCTTCTCCGTGTAAAGGAGACCTTCTACCGCTGAATTAACTGAGCAAAATTATGGTGCCCCAAGAGAGACTCGAACTCTCACACCGAAGTACTGGCTTCTAAGACCAGCGTGTCTACCAATTCCACCATCGGGGCATGCAAAAACATTTTTGAACGTACTGATATGATTTTAAGAGCATCCTGTGCTCACTACATCTGGGCTTTAAGATTACCTTTGGCATCAGTAATCACCTCCATATACTGGACAACGTAGACAGTAGCGATGTTCTCCCCTATCAGTTGGGGTTGCCTTTTCTTTTGCATTCACGTTCAAAAATGCTTTCTTTCTGCGGTGGTAATTATAGTGTATCAGAGTTGCAACTCATCACTTACACCTTCCACCCACTTCCCGACCAGAAAGAACTCTCGTGTCGCCAACGCTGGTTAGGTAGACCTATGATTTTACTCATACCCTATTCAAAGGGAGAACCATCCTACTGATCGCCAATCAGTTTCTCTCGTGCGGATCACACTAGCAGTGGTTAGCTGCAGGTTTGGTGGAGAATGAGAGAATCGAACTCTCAATCTCGGCTTGCAAAGCCGATGTTATCCCATTTAACTAATTCCCCATATCGATGGTCGGAGTAGCAGGGTTCGAACCTGCGACCCTCTGCTCCCAAAGCAGATGCGCTACCAGACTGCGCTATACTCCGATAAACTGGTGCCCCAGGAGAGACTCGAACTCCCGACTTACTGCTTACAAGGCAGTTACTCTACCAACTGAGTTACTAGGGCAAATTGGCTGTCTAGGGTGGGCTCGAACCACCGACCAAGTGATTAACAGTCACCTACTCTACCGACTGAGCTACTAGACAACAAAACTGGTAGCGGAGGATGGAATCGAACCAACAACTAGAGCATATGAAACTCTCGAGATACCATTTCTCTACTCCGCAAAACTTGGCGGTCCCAAGGGGTAACGATCCCCTTCTTTATGCGTGACAGGCATATGTGCGTCCATGAACACTTTGGAACCTTATATGGTGGGTGTGGTTGGAGTCGAACCAACAATGTTTACCCAGAGGGATCGGATTTACAGTCCGAGGATGCACACGCCATAGCATCAACACACCCATATAAGTGGAGCGGAATGTGAGAATCGAACTCACGACTGAAGTTTGGAAGACTGCCGTTTTACCATTAAACTAATCCCGCAAAATTTGGTGGTAGCCTGAGCGTCTCCCGACGAGTCTACTACCATTGGTTCTGTTGACGCACTGTTTGCTATGACTCATATGCTTTATCTAGAATTACATCTTATCATCATAGTTAGTCAGGCATGATCAAGCCCATCGCTTACATCAACAGAACTAATGGTACTCCGTGGGGGAATCGAACCCCTCCTTACTGCCGTGAAAGGGCAGTGTCCTAACCGATAGACGAACGGAGCACAAGGTGAACAAATTGTTAAAGAACAGTAGAGTAAGAATTATATCTTAACTCTTTATTTTTGTCAAGCATTTTTTAGTAGCTCACAAAACAAAAAACCCCAAGGATTCACATCTCTTGGGGCATTTTGGTTTGGAAACTTTTGGTTGTTTACCTTACCGTACCCCCACAATCAATCTCTGGATTGCCATATGCAAATGTTGATGTGCGTGCATCTAGCGACCATCCTTTGATGGCTCTTAAACTTTGCTGATGTAAACACATTTGTATCATTTGAAATAAAATCCTTTTATCAATCGTCGAGGTATTAAGTATACCTTTTTTATTTATATATGTCAAGCAGTTTTTTCATTCATTTCGGAAAAAATTTTTGACCATGTCATAAGTTTGTTCAACTTCTCATTCTTCGCAGTCATTACTGCTGCTTCACTGACAACACCATTATCAATCAAAAGATCAATCATACACATAAGGTCGCCGATCTCTTCCTCAAGGTGTTCTCGGTTTGACACACCATTATATTCATCATCCATACCAAACCGAAATACCTTGCTGATTGCTTGCGTTACTTCAGCACATTCTTCCTGAGTAATGAGTAGGATTTCACTGTCAATAGCATTCTTTCGTTTTATTGCTGCAAATTTATTCATCATATTTCCTTTCATACTTCAATTATACTCTAGTTCTGAATATTTGTCAAGCGATAACCCTACAGTTTGTAAGGTCTTTTACATCAACCCCTACACTGGTATTTTACAACTTGCAATAAATAATGTCAAATCTATTTCCGAACAGCACTAAATAGTAGAGAAGTGTGAATACCTTATACAATGAGAATTATAGAAAACTAAGAAAAGCAAAGGCATTAAAATGATTAAAAAATTCGCTTTGGCGAGTCTTTTGGTCATGGTTTCATCTCTTTCGATTGCTCAACCAATCGTTACCGACTCGACTTCAAGAAGTACAACAGACTCAACATCAAATAGCACTACAACAATTAAATCGCCACCTCCCACTGCAGTGGCTCCAGCAATCACAACTATCAATAACGATGTCTGTGCAGTAGCAGCATCTGGCGCAGTGCAAACTCAAATTCTTGGTATCTCTATGGGTGGTACAATGAGAGATATGAATTGCGAAAGAATCAAATTAGCAAAAAATTTATATGACATGGGAATGAAAGTTGCTGCAGTTGCAACACTATGTCAAGACGAGCGTGTTTTCGCATCAATGCTTGCTGCTGGAACACCATGTCCAATAGAAGGAAAAATTGGTGAAGCAGCAAAAGAAGAATGGAAGAAGCGTGGCGCATTAGATAATGTTGACAAGAAAACAATTGGTAATTATGCGGTAAAACCTCCAGTAGTTGACATGAGCAAACCAGCAGATAAAGAATAACATAAATGGAAATTCCAAAAAATGTTTCTGATGGTTTAAGTGTAATCAAACAAGCGAAAAAACTTGGCGATGACACCAGCAAATTTGTTAATGAGATTCAGACTGATATGGAGAAAACCATTCGAGATGAACAGAAAAAACGTGTTCAAGAAAGACGTCATCAAGAACAACTACTAATCAATTCAGAACTAGAAGCAATACGAAAGTTTGAAGAAGAACTTAAAAGGAAAGAATTAGTTGAAAAATTAAAAACAGATTTAACCGCAAAACATGGTAAAGACGCATGGAACCAAGTGCAAAAATACAAAGGTGAGATACAAGAACAAAATGCTAAAGATATGAAATTTATTGACAGAGATCGTAAAAAAGTTCAAGATTTACTTTGGTATTGCATTGGTGTGGCTGCATTAATTACATATTTCTTTAAATTTTACAAGTTATAGATATGGCCAAAATATTCGCAGGAGTATGTGTAGTGATTGGCTTGGTTGGCATTTGGCTAGATCATCAGAGTTTAGCAATAAAGCAAGGTATAACAACAAAGAGATAAACTATGAAACCCCTATTAATGTTATGTTTATTGATTCCAACTTTTGTGTTTGCAAATGAAACATCTTCTTTGCCCACAGTCTGCATTACTATAAGCGACTTAGCAAAGACACTTGATGAATATGAAGAGTTACCACTTGTTCGTGGAACTGGTAACTCTTTAGTAGACGGAAGTTCTTTTCCTGTAGTTGTCTTTGCTAATGGTAAAACGGGAACTTTTACTATTACTCAAAGGCAAAGTAAAGATTTGTATTGTATTCTTGCAGTAGGAACTAACTTTCAGCCTGTGCCAAAAGAAATGCAAGACACAATAAAAGATTCACAACAAAAAGATAAATTATGAAAAAAATTTTATTGTTATTGTTATTAACATCAAGTAACTTGTTTGCTCAAGTAGTAGGAACACAGCCATCACCTACCGCAACATACACAGCAACTTCTAATCTATTAAACCCAACAGTAAATGCATGGACTGGAACTGTTCAAGGTCAAAATGGTGGTTTTATAGGAGGAAATACTCCAGCATTTAATCCTAGCACAAACACAATTATATTTGGATATACACAAGCCACTGCTATGCAGACAATTGCTATCAATCAAGCATTGTCTGGAACAGGAATACAAGTTGGTGGTTACAATTATTCGTGGAGTATTAATAATGACCCCGCCACCATGCAATATGGAACACTTACTGGTCAAGTTGTATTGAAAGATTCTGTAGGAAATGCTCTTCAAACATATAACTACAACTATCCACAACAGAGTGGAGGATTTATAAACTTCTCTGGCACACAGTGGTTCCCCCAAGATTATACATTGGCCAATCTATCCAACTTGGAACTTTCTTTCACTGGCAAAGACGCAAGATTTTGGGCAGGCTACTATGGACCACAAGTTCGCAACCCCTCTTTAACATTGCAGTATACAGTTGATCCTTGTGTAACTAATCCAGCATACTCTCCATCATGTCCAGGATATAATACAGTACAAATAAGTAATAATCTTTTACCTGGAACTACAGGAACCCAAGCATATGCTATCAATCAAGCACTGGCTTTAGCAGGCGCAGGTGCTACTATTCATGGATTTGATTATGGATATAATTACAGTGTTGCTGGTAGACAATGTGCCATTTTTGATTTGTTTGGATTTTGTTTAACTGGTTGGAATTATTCAGACGCAGGTGTTGCTACAGTTATAACTGATGCTAACAATGCAACAATATTCAGCGAATCAAATACACACAATGGTGGAAACAACGGAGTATCTGGTTCGTATTCAAAACAATACAGATTAAACTCTTCTGTTCCAATGTCAACTCTTGGAGCATTCGCAATGTCACCTTGGACAATTGGTGCTGCTACAATTAGTAATATGTATAGTAACGCAGTTTATACACCAGATCCATGCTTAGCGAATCCTCTATCATCACCATCTTGTGCTGGATATGCCCAAGCATATTTCAATCAACAGTGTTCATCTAATGCTTTGTTTGATCCACAATGTCCAGGATATGCTGCTGCATATTTCAATCAACAATGCACACTTAATCAATTATACAATCCTTCTTGTCCAGGATATGCTGCTGCTTATTTAACTCAACAATGTTCTTTAAATCCTCTATATGCACCGCAGTGTCCAGGGTATGCTCAAGCATATCTTAACCAACAATGCACAGCGAATCCATTGTATGATTCTGCTTGCCCAGGATATAATACTGCTTCAACTCAATGCGCATCAAATCCACTTTATGCATCTTACTGTCCAAGTTATCAAAATGCTACAACACAATGTAGTTCGAATGCACTATATGCTTCATATTGTCCAGGATATTCAACAGCACAAGCAACATGTTCAACTAATCCATTAAGCAATACACTCTGCTCTGGATATGCAGCTGCGAATACTGCTTGTTCTAGTAATCAATTAACATATTCTTATTGCCCAAGTTACACTACAACACTTGCTTCTTGTGGATCAAATCCGCAATCTAATACAATGTGTCCAGGATACAATGTAAACTCAACAAATACAACAGCAACAAACTCTAACAATCCATCATCTTCCACAAGGTCAACAACAGAAACAACAATTGCTGTAGCAGCAGATGGTAAAGTAGAAGCAGGTGTTTCTAAGACTGGCGACAGTAACGCTGATAGAGTAATTGCAACAACAACTGTAACGACTAACTCTGCTGCAGAACCAGCTGCTCCAGTTCAATTATCTAAACAGAGCGGAGAAAGTAATACTGGACCAACACCTACTGCTGTTGTCGTTGCTTCAGAAAGAAAACAGGAAAAGCAAGAGGATAGAAAACAAGAGGAGAAAAAACAAGATGGGTCTACTAGCGGAAGCACTGCTCAAAGTGCGCAGAACACATCTACTAAAACAGATTCTCAAAGTGTTGGAGGTCAAAAAACAGCAAGACAAGAAATTAATGAAAGAAGAGCCGAAGTAGCAAAACAACAAGAGATATCAAAAGGAAAAGAAGCACAAAAAGAAGTTTCTAATGCTCAAAACTTTGAGCAACAAAAACAAGTGCAAACTGTAGTAATTTCTGCTATGGGATTTGTTCCAGGGTTTGATACTTACGGAAAATCTTTTATACCTGATGGTCGTGGTTATCAACCATTTACAGTATATAACAATCAGAAAAATGTAGATAACGCAAGAACGCTAAGAGGTTTGTCTGGCGCATCAGAGCGTTTACATAATGAATTAGTAGAATTACAATGGAAATAACAATTTTATTTGAATCATTTATGGTTTATTATTTAATGCAAGTTTTGGTTCTTGTAATTGCTGCATATTGGTATAATAGAGAAAAACCAATAACAGTAACAACAGAAGTTAATACACAAAAACCAACAGGTCCATCTGCCTCTGAGTTGATAAAAATGCGCAGTATGGTAAAAGAATTAGAAAGACAAAAATAAGGAAAAAAGATGTCAGAAGAAATCAAAGACGTCAATAAAAAAATTGACGAAGCAGAAGCAGCAGTAAAAAAGTATGCTAGTAAAGATACTGTAATCAGCATTGGAGGATATGAATTTACACCAGCGAAATTGATGGTCGCATTTACTATCGTATCTTCAATTCTTGGTGGTTTGTATGGTGCCTTTGAAGTTTATAAAGACTATCAAAGTATGAAAGAAAAAATTGCTAAATACGTTTCACCAGATTTATCTGAAATCCATAAAAAATTAGATGTGGTTACAGTTCAATCCGAAAAGTCAGTTCAATATACGCAGGATATTAAAAACGATTTAAAGAACGACATTCGTCGTTTAGAAAATACAGTTGAACAAGTTGAGCGTAGCGCAAAACAATCACAACGTGAAGTTGGTCAAGATGTTAATGACTTACGTAAAGAATTAAAGCAAGTTGATCAAGCTGTTGATAAGAAAATTCAACGTGCTCTTGATAATCCACTTGCTGGAAAATGATTAATCCATATTTTATATTTGATATATATGTATACTGGATTCTCCAGTTACATTACATGCCATTTGAATACTTAGGAAGGACAAACAATGTCTGATACACAAGAAAAAAAACCATTATCACGCAGCGAACGTGAAGCAATTATCAAAGGAAAAGCAGCCATTACTATTTCTATTATGGCTGCTCTATTAGCAATAAACACCCTTGTTGGTGGATCTAACTCTAGTAAAATTTTAAATAACACAATTTCTGCAAACAATCTTTGGTCTTGGTATCAAGCAAAGAATGTGCGTCAAGTATTATATGAAACATCTGCTCTTCAAGCAAATGGTTCTGCTAAAGGTAAATTAGAAGCAGAAGCAAAACGCATGGAAGCAGATAAGAAAGAAATTGCTGGTAAAGCAAAAGTTCTTGAGGACGAACGTGATGCAGCTAAGAAGAAATCGCCATTCTTCACATATGCTGGTTCATTATTACAGATTGGTATTGTTTTAACAACTGCTTCTATTTTAGCAGTTACTATGTCATTGTTCTGGGCTGGTGCTGCAGCTGGCGCAGTTGGAGCATTGCTTTTGGCTAATGCTCATTGGTTGTTCTTTACTTTGTAATTACCAATCGCCATTGTCAATAACAACGTGGACGCCAAGTGGAAGAAAATTCAACTTGAGCGTCCATCCATTCAATTCATCTTTTCCCCAATCTAATCCAATTCTCCAGTGAAATGGATTTACTGCTAATGTAAGAAACACACCTGAATATTTTAGCCATTTCATTAGTATAAGTCCTTTACTTGATCACATAAATTTAATTTTTTTGCTTCTTGTGCCGACAACCATATATCTTGCGGTGGCAGCAACACTTCACGAATTTGTTCTTCTTTTAATCCAGTGCACTTTTTATAGTGGTTAATCATTCTTTTGGTTGTTAAATCAAATTCTTTAACTTGTGCAAACAATTCATGTTCTTTGCCATATGATCCCCATGAATATTGATGAGAAAGTATTGATGTGTTTGGTGTTAAAATTCTATGTCCTGGCTCACCAGCAATAAACATCAATAAACCAGCGGAAGCAATTTGACCGAGACCAATTGTTCTTACTGGAACATGACTTCCTTTCATTGTGTCAATTACTGCAAATGCAGCATTTAAATCTCCACCTGGAGAACATATAATTAAATTAAGCATTTCATAATTATGCTCATCAAAATTACAAGTAAAAATCCATTCAACTATATTCTTGCAAGAAGAAGTAGTTACTTCATCCATAAATAGCAAAAAATTTTGATTAGAATTTTCTTTCGAATCAAGTTTTATATTGAGTTTTTGTAGCATAATCATTTCTCACTTTCGGATCAGTGTAAAAAATATGACGACCGATTTTAATTGTTTTCTTTAGATGATTCCATCCAGGAGAAACATAATCGGCATGATAATATATAGCACCCTTTGTTATGTCTTCTATTACTGTGTGGTTGAAGTATACATATAATGCAATTTGCCTTGCTTGTTCATACATGTCAGGATTTGGGTTGCGTTTGTGAGAACCATCACACAACCATGTAAATTGACAGGTTCCTTGTGTCTTTTGCTTTACAACACCACAAACAGTATCTGCAAATAAATTTGTTTTTACACGATTTAATGTTACAGTAGCTACAGCTACCATTCCTTCTTTTGGTTCGTACCCAGCCTCATAGTAAATGTTGTCTGCGAGACAATCAATTTCTTTTCTTTCAGAGGCATTTAAAAATTTATACGGAACATTTACTGTTGTTGAAACTTGAAATGCTCTCGATGTTCCATGTATTAGCAGATATACAATAAGAATTAATGTTAGTATAATTGCTATTAAGTGTTTCATCTAATCTCCTTAATTAGTTAAAGAGAGTGCATGTGACTGCACTCTCCAATCCCATATCAGGTGGACTTTTTGATAGTAGTCTTTTCTTGTGTAGTTTGGGGGATTTGACTTACGAAGCCATTAAGCGCATTTGCTTTTGCGACAATTTCGGCTTCAGTAGGATAGGTAGGAAATCCAGGATGTTCTGGAATCGCACCACCATTGAGTTTAGCAACTTCTACTTTGACTTGCCAGTCGTTAGAAACTTGCTCTCGCTTACCGTAGTAATCTTCAGTAAGCATATCTTTCGCCATTTTTAAAAGTTCAAGGCGAATCTCGAACGGAGTCATATTCGACATAATTTACTTCCTTTCTGTGTTGTGTGTAAGTGTTGATAGTTTTTTACATGGTTACTATCACCATGATCCATTTACTCTGGATATCTTTATTTATAATTGCTGGGTATTCTGTTACGAGGAAACCCAGCGAACCCTAGTCAGCAATTAAGCTGCCAATGCGTAAACTTCATCGTTTGCGTTTACTTTGATTTTTGCTGATTACGTCAGTCAACTCTCGTGTTGCCGTCTCTACTATCTCACGCTGTCGAAACCTAGTCACCCCCATCATAAAGAAACTTTGAACAACGGTATACTTTCACTCAAATGTCTAATGTATTCTAGTGTAGCAGGAAACTCTAACAATGTTCCTTTGTGACTTTTAATTTCGACCTTACTTTGGTCTTGATTTTCGAGTCCGTAAAAAAACATAGTAGTAGCACCACTATCTAGTTGACCTTTAAAATGTTGTTCAATATTCATTAAATTTCCTTATGGTGGAGGTGGGGAGAATCGAACTCCCGTCCAACATGCCTTCGTTTTGAAGGGATTACAACAATTTCTTAACAGTGCCCGAAGTGTCTTGCTCGTATAAACGCAACAATAGACTTCGCAGTCTGTATATACAGTTCTCTAAGTTTTAATTCTGTTTCATCCATATTAACTATTTAGCACTTTAGCGCACGCATTCATAACTGCAGCAATACGACCAATATCACGAAGTTGTTCTACAGAGTAACCCATTTTCTTCAACCCATCGTAGTGTGCCTTTACGCAGAAGTGACACTTACCAACAATACTTGCAGCAAGAGAATACGATTCGAATCTCTCTTTCGTAGTTCCACCATGTGTCGCAATCGCATTCATACGCAATTGTGCAGGTAGTCCAGCCAACGAAGGGTCGTCAACCATCTCAATATATGGATACCATATATTGTTTTGTGCCATCAAACTTGCAGCAGTCATTGCTGCGTTTGCATCAGCAGGTGCGTCTGCCAGCAAAACACTTAATAGTTTACCATTACCAGTTGCAGCCAATGCTGCTACGGCACAACCAATTGCTTCATCAACATCTAGAGTGCTACGTAAAAGAACTGCATCTAGATTAAGTTTTGTGTCCTTAGCATAATCTGGTAATGCTTGTTTTACTGATTCTATGAAACTCATTTTGTTTTTTCCGCTAGTTCTTTATATCCATTGAATGTTGGATGAATACCATCAGCTGATATTTCTTTTGGTCGATCAACAATAGAATCTTTAAATTCATTAGCAATCTCAATAACCACTTGTCGTTCTTGTGGTTTACGAGTTGCTGATGGTAATATCCAATAGACTTTGCCTTGAATCTTACTACGAATCTCGTGTAAGTTCTTAGATGTCATCTTATCCCAATCGTTGCTACCCAAAGAAATGATTGTTGTTTTAGATTCTGGCATTGAAGATAAATGTTTCTTTCTCCAATCTGTCGAATTAATTCCAGACTTGGCAACTACTGCGCACTCTTTTCGAAAGTACGCAGTACCAACAGCAATAGAATCACCCATTACTAAACACTCAATCATTAGAGTGTCTCGCCACCAACTTTACGATTACATGCGCAGAGCTCTCCAGTTTGAAGTGCGTCAAGAATACGTAGAGTTTCTTCTGGATTACGACCAACATTCAAATTATTAACAGTAACATGTTGAATCTCATTAGCTGGGTCAACAATAAATGTTGCACGCAAAGCAGCACCTGCTGGTTCGTAGAAAATGCCAAGTTGTTCAGCAAGACCACTACGATACTTATCATTATGTTCATCCCACAACCCACCACGAATTGTATCTGCAAACATCCAGCTGTTTGTTTTCTTTAGATCTTCATGCGCAGCACGCCAAGCCAATTTACAAAACTCATTATCTGTGCTACCAATTAAAAGAACAGCATCACGATCAGCGAAATCCTGATTTAACTTGTCATATGCAACAATTTCAGTCGGACATACAAAAGTAAAATCTTTAGGATAAAATACAATCACTTTCCATTTACCACCAAAAGATCCTTCATTAATTGATTCAAAGGCATCGTCAGGTGTTAGTGCTCCTGGTTTGACACCAGTCACCACAAATGGTTCAAGTCTTTCTCCAACAGTTTTCATTTATGTCTCCAATAAAGTGTAAAAAATAAAGAGGTATCTTTCAACCTCACACATATATTTTATAATAAAAAACTTTAATTAGCAAGTTTTTTTTCATTTAATTTTTTAATGACAATCAGTGATTTTTTAAATAACGATATTCGTTCCTCAATTCAATAAACTTACCAATCCAATCATCACGTTTCTCTTTGAAGACAAGTGGATGCTGTTCGTCGTCGACTCCCATAATAATTACTAAACGATTAACAGGAATTCCTGTTCGTTCCTCGAATGCTACGGCATATGCCGAACACTGCATAAAATAGTTTGATATATCTTCTCTATCTTTTATTCGTTTCGATGTTTTAAAATCAACGACAGAAAGTTTACCATCATACTCAGCAATACAATCAACAGTTCCTGCAACTTCTAAATGGTCAGAATACAATGGTGATTCTAAACAATGAACATTGTTTATTTTTCTAAGTTCTGGTAGTAATGAATCCCACATCTCTTTGTGAAATATATCTGGTTCAACATCGACATTATTGAGATATGATTCACAGAGGGAGTGAATTTTGGTTCCTCGATTGGCTGCTCTTGTTGAGATTCGGTTGGCTTCTTCTGCTCCGACTCTATTGCGCCAATCAATGATTGCCTGTTTGTTAAGCAATCCTGTAATGGTTGTGACTGAAGGATAGGCTCTACCACTTGGCGTTTGATAGAACCTACCCTCCTCTGTTGTAACACGTTGTAATCGCTGTAAATCATGATGTATGTGCGTAATCATTTATTAAATTTGCGTTTCTAACGCTCCTTTTGCCATCTCGAAGTGATGAATACGATCTTGTAAACCAATAGTACCACCATTGATTTTCTTTGTTAAGTTTAACATATCTTCTTTATCTGCTAAAACATTTAAATTGTTTTTCCACCAGAACCAACCAGCAGACATAGCAGCACCTTCATATGTTTCTAGATATTCGATTGTCTCATCAATAGAAAGTCCGATATCATTCGCGAATGATGTGTAATTATTACAACCTGTCAATTGAATCAAACCACGACCACGATATTTGAATCCGTCTCCAGATGTCTCATCTCCATTTCCCATACGATTTGCATAAACACGATTAGCAATCTTTTCTGGTTGTCTTTCGTATTCAAGAGCAAGTTCATCTGTTGGAAAATATTTTGGGAATGTGCCACGCAAACCCTTTGCCCCATAATTTAAATTTTCTTTGACAGCATTGAACCCACCAGATTCGTGTCCAACTTGTGCTAGAAAACAAGCCATACGTGAAATGGTATTTATTTCAAATTTTTCGCAAGCAGTTTGTAATCCCTCTACGAATCCTTCAAGTTTTTCAACTTTAGTTTGAGGCGCAATTCTTTGCAGTAATTCTAATGTTACTTGTGCCATTTAATTTCCCTTCTCTATTTTATCCTCATATTTTAATTTAGCGAGGATGTAGTCTTTAACTAATGAACTACGAACAATGTCATCTGGAGTAAATTCAATTCTTGTAAAAGCACCCATGTGATGTGCAATGTCAAAAAATTTGAACAAACCAGATTTGTCATTACCTTTTTTAAGATCAGTTTGACGATAGTCACCGCAAAAAATAATTTTTGAACGATAACCAACACGTGTCATAACTGTATCAAGTTCTTCAAACGACATGTTCTGCATTTCATCAACGATAATAATACAATCATCAAAACTCATTCCTCGAATAAACGAGGTAGAAACAAACTCTATATGCCCTTGCTCATTTAATCTTTGGTAAGCATCTTTACGACCAAACAATGTTTCACAAATCTGTCTGTATGGTTGTTGATAAATTTCCATCTTTTCATCAATGTCGCCTGGAAGATGGCCAATCTCGCGAGATTGAACTGCAGACCTAACAATGACAATCTTATTAAATGTATTTCCTTTATCTAATACTTCTTCTAGTGCTTTATATACAGCGATGAATGATTTTCCTGTACCTGCTACACCGTGCAACGCAACGAAATAATCTCCCCTTTTGTATGCGTCATAAAAAGACTTTTGGTTTTGTGTTAATGGTTGAAATGTTTTTAAGTCATCAATTCTAAGTTTTAAAACATTTGTTTTTCTATCTTCAGTCACAGCATTATCAATCTTTACTACAGCTGCCCTTTTTGCCATTAGAGGTTTTTCCTTTTATCTTATGTTGTCTTTTAGTGTACTTCCTGGCATCCTCTCGTGTATTTTGTTTAGCACCTCCTTAAATCCGTCTGGCACTTTACGAATCCCAAGGCGAACTGGATCGCCAAGAGTCGGAGCACCACTAATCATTGGTTCCAAATTTGGATTTTCTTTAAGATATTCATCGCGAGCAGCAATGCCCATGAATTTCTCAAAAACTTCCCCTGTTTCTTTATTCTTAAAAGTGTATGTAGGCATATTTTTTATTTAGTTAAGTAAGTTCTGTTTTTCATAATATGGTCGTGATCTGTTGGACCCCAATCTCCATCTGGATGATAAACAACTATAATCATTGTATTTCCAGTTGTTCTAAACCTGTGTCTTTCGTTTTGCTCTAAACAAAACATGTCACCAACTGTAAGCACAACATCACTTTCTTCGTTATCGCCTAGTGACGCAAATCCAGCACCAGATACGACCACACCCATGCGGATCGAGGGATGTGTGTGAAATGTTTGGTCGACTCCCTTTGGAAAATATAAAACATTTAGAGATGGGTCACCAAGTCTTGGAGGATACACAAGAATAGTATCTGAACAACCATCAATATACGATAAACGTCCACCTTCCTCAATTGGTCCACCAATTAAATTTTGTCCCTTAAATCCAACTCTAATAAACAAAACAAGTTTTCCTGTATAGTTTATTCTTGTTTGTTCTTTTGTCCATCTGCAGAAATACTTACCAGCTGTGATTGATTCCTCACCTTCGAAATTTGCCTCGCCCTCTAACACATAACCATAGGTTGTAGAAAGTGCTTGCGTATACAAATACCCAAGATCTCCCAACTCATTTACGTCTGCGTAGTGTCCGATTGATGGATACATTGTTTCCATCTTGTCTATTAAGAATTTACTTTTAATCATAGAAATGAATTATTTGGTTCAATAAAATGGTCAATGCTATCTCCAATGTTCCACTTGATCATATCAGTTCCAATAGCAAATGGTGCAGGTTTGTTGTAACAAATATTACTAAGATTACTTCCTGGTACAGCAGAAACTCTGTAATGATCATTTTTGTAATACTCATTTATATAGTCTTTTGCATGTTGTTTTGCTGTCTTCCAATCAGAACCAATTAGATTATCAACATTATTCATTGACCATAATTGAAATTCTTTTGTTGAGAAGAAGGAATGAAAGTTACACTCTGGATATGTCTTGTATTTAACAAATCCAAGCAATCTTGTGTAAGAAACATTCCACATTAAACTGAAATTTAACCACCAAAATAATTTGTAAATTGTATCAAGTTTTACTGGAGATTTCTCAGCCAACAAAAGCATTAAGTCAATACATTTCCTCATTTCTTCTTTATCCTCTTCAGAAGAAATAATTCTTTTCTTTTCTAAAACTTTAAACAAATTAGATACTGTTGGCTCTTCAAATAATATATCACAATCATATCTGTAAATAAAAAAGGAAACTAAATTTGTGCCAAAGAGTTCGTCATTATTCTCAGCTGTTACAAAAATGCTATCTTGATCCACACCAATATAATTATCAAAGTCGTAAGAAGGGATTGTGTTTAAATTACCACAGATAATATCATCATAAAATTTTTGATTATTGGTTATGCTTTCACTAGACAACAAAACATTTATTTTCTTTTGTTGATTCTTTGTTGAATTGTTTAGTAATGCCGAAAGCATTGTCGTACTGTCAATTCCACCACTATACATAACATATAATGTCTTATCAAATGACAACAGTTCCTTTGCTCTGTTATCGCAGCATTCAGAATAAGAAAGATCTTGTTTCTCATATTCTGGCATAGAAAGGAAAGGTGCTAATGTTGTTTTAAATGGAGTTATGATTGTGTTTGTTCTATCAATGGAAACAATATTGTTCCCAAAATAATATGAGAACTTCTTGTATAAACCAATTCCTGGAATTTCATCATACTTCTCATCTGTAAACAATCTAGTTTTTCTTACAGGTTTGAATGATGGAATCTCTTTGTATGTTTTATCAACATACAATTTACTAGTGTTAACATAAATGAATTTAGAATCTGCCATATATACTTGACTCTCTGTTAAACTCATCTAGAATCTGATTTACCTTTAATAAATCATTACATTGTTTTAGCATATTTGTATATTTGACACGCATCTGTTCTGTGTGAAATAATCTAGACTCTGCGAAATTTTTTTTGTCGATAATTGCTTTTGCCAATTTTACTGGATTAACATTTTTCTCATTTGATTCAGAATGAATGTAAATATGTTTCTCTCTATCAAATCCAGTTTCAATAACTTCTAATGCTTCTTCATATTTTTTCTTGTAAACATATTCTTGTAAAGCAAGATTTGCTCTAATGTGGTCACGTTCTTGATTTATTGTTCTGTGAATTATATCAAACACTGCTGCTTTTTCGCTTATTACGATAAACCTATCAACTTCTTCTTGTGTTATTTCTTTTACAAAAAATGCACCAGTGATGGCATCAAACACAACCTCATATGGTGTGTTTAAATTCACATTACTTGGAATAAGTTTGGCATGATTGATAAAGTACCAAACCCTTAATGATGGATCAGATTCTATCGCTTTCGCTGTCTGCATCCAATTAGTAAAGCAAACAATCCTACCTGTTTCTTTACACAAAACAGCATGAAGATTTTTTGCTTTTAAAGAAATTAAATTGAATATTACACGATAATTATCAAGTAGATTCGCTTCATCGCTCATACAGTATACCATTCAGGAACATCACGTTTAGTCCACTTCGCAAAGTGATTCTTCTTCATTATATAGTAATTGTGATATGACTGAATAGAATTGCCTGGAACTTTACATTCATCTGGCATAGCAGGTGGTGGGTCAGTTCTTGTAATAATATCACTATCTGGAAAATTTTTAGGAAAACTATTTCTCAGTAAAGAAGCAAGACCACTACGCTGAACAGAGTGAACCTTACCATATCGATGTGTGTATTCTGCACAAAGATTTTCTAACAACAAGGCAAGCCAACGATAATTAGATCTACTTTCACGGACCCATTTAGCAGAAGGATGATTTATATGAGATGCTTTAAATAGAATTGAATCTAATTTAGAATCTTGTAATTTCCAGCGTTTAATATTTCTACCATTAGCAGTTTTATCTAGATACTCTGAACCATCTAGAATTCGATGTGCTGTTGATAGAAGTTGCGCATACTCCAATATCATTTTAACAACATGCTTATCTACATGTTGTTCAGCGCAACTTTTGGTGCATGTGTCTAGAAAGAAAATATTCATTATCTTAATGCTTTAATTGCACGAAGTTGCAAAATAATAGTATCAAGTGTCATGAGAGTATGACGAATTATGGAATCATTATGTAAAATACCATGCCCACCAGCACGAGTGAATGGTTCAACACAACCAACTGAATCATCAATTAAGATTGATTCTTGTGTTGCATAATTTGCTTTTTCTTGTTTACTTCTAACAAAATTTGCTTTGTATTTAATATTATGTTTACGTAACCAAAAAAGTTTTTGTCTCTTGGCTTCTGCTCCTTGAGAAACATCATATGTTCCCATGGATGTCAACATTTCAATTTTAACATCACGAAGATTTGATACATGCGAAAGCAGAACATTAGCATTTGGCATTGGCTCTAGATCTTCAAAAATTTTACCAGTCATAACTGCGCTTTTAAATTTCTTACGATCTTCTTTTAACGGATCGTATTCACGATACGCTTTATCAAAATTCGCAACAACACCATCCATGTCAAGATATAGAGTAATCATATCAATAGTATACCTCAATTTTTTATTTTTGTAAAATCATTTGATAAACTTTTGAAAATTCGGTGGCTGCCAACCTTCTGGTTTTAAAATTTTACCATCTTCACGACGACGAACTAATCCAGTTACTGGATCAATTTTAGAAAGATTTGACTTAGCACCCTCATCCCAAATTCGTTCGCAGTCCCATCCACGTGATCTCATATATCCAACAATCACCCAAATCAAATCAAAACAAGCATCGCAAATTTCCGTATCATTTTTATCAAGATTGGCGTCCATCAATTCACGATACTCTTCTTTAATAAGTTCGAAATATAAGTTAGATTGAGCAGATGGGTTTGCGTTGAATGGTGGGGGTGTTTGACCAACCGCACGCAAGAAAAGTTCTACATCTGTAAATACTTTAGACACGATTAAGACCCAATCCACAACGAACATCATAACAAATACTTTGACCCATCTCCTCACGTGTCATTCCACAAAGTGAACATTTCTCACCACCCCAATTCGCGAATGGTAGTTCATCTTCTGTAGTGTTTTCTTTTGGTCTGCCAAGTGGGAATGGCCAAGTTGTTGAAGATGCTTCTTGATGCGATTCACAATCTTCATCAACAGGATCTGAATAATCATCTTCATAATTTGAATCAACAATATCAACAACACCATCAAATGTGTATCCTGCCCCACGAAGAAAGTCTGTAAAATACATCATGACATCATTAATATCATCTGCCTCAAATTCCATTGTTGTTTCTGGACTACCGAATCCTACGGATTTTGATTTAAAAATAAAGTTCATTTCTTGCTCCTAAGTTTTCTGCATTCATTTTTAACTTCTATTGGGAAATCTGGACTAATCTCTGCTAGTTCACAATTATAAACTACTTTTTGTATTCCGTCAATTTTGTCTGCAAACATTAAGATCACAAGCAAAAAGCATATTGATAACAACATAGCAGAAACATACAACCAAACAGAAGTTGTTTCTGTTCCTCTAGTCCTCACGTTTCTCACCTTGTTTTGTGAAGAACACATTTATCTTATGTTCATCATTCCATGTTTTGCCGTAATCATTATCTTCATCGCAAATGTTTAGTGCTTCTTCTTCAGTGACAACACGATGACTTACGATTGTTTCGCCAAGCCAATTCTGTGAAAAATCTTTTGCTTCTTCCATTGTCACAGTATCAAGTGCCCATTCTTTTTTCCCAACAGGAACTTCAACCATGTAACGCATACGATACTGGGAAAGAGTTTCAACAAGAACCCATTCTGTTTCTTCTTTCTTTTTCAAAGTCCAACTCCCATCTTTATTGTCTACCCATTCAATTATATCTCCTTCTTTCCATTTTGTCAAGTCAAGAATATCTTGATTGAGTGGAAGAACAAGATTGCCGTATTCGTCTTCTTCAACATGCATTGTCCAAGTATTCATATCAATTTACAACCTTTTCTGTCCATTCAACTTGCATCATTTGATTGAGGAATCTTTCAAATTCTTCTTTGCTAGAGTTTTCTTTAAATTCTTGAGCAATAATTCCAAGGTAAACACCGAACACACTCATTGGCGATGTGCCTTCTTTATATACCATTGAATCATATTCTTTACGAATTCTTGTATATAATTCGTTAAACTGTTGTTCATCCACAATTATTCTCCTCTATCATCCCAAGAAAATGATGTCTCCTATCGAATTCAATCCCAAGAGATCTATGAATCATCTTGTCTTTAATCATATCTGGAATTGTTATATATGGATACTCCAAAATAAATGGACATCCTTCAGAACCCCAACTATGTCTGGCAAAAAAAGTTCTAGCAACATCTATATCTTTTTTAGACTTCTCATTAAAATATCTTTTCTGTCGAATTAATGTTTCAAGAATCATGATTTAATAACCTCCAAGTTACACTTCTTCAAAAAATCAACACCAGCTTCATCTCGATAACTGTTTCTGTAATAAACAGTGTTAATGCCTGCCCCATAAATCATTTTCGCACATTGAACACAAGGTGCGTGGGTTAAAAACATAGATGAACCCAAACCTGCTTCACCATCTCTAGCGAGTTTACTAATTGCGTTTGCTTCTGCATGTATTACTTCATCTTTCGTGACCCATTGATACGAAGTGCCATCTTCATCCAAGCCATCATATTTTCCAGTAATTGTGTAAACTTTTTTCTCACAACTATTGTCCCAACCTGCTGGTGTTCCATTGTAACCGATGGATATGACACGATTGTCTCTGACCACGATGGCACCAACTTTGAGTCTTTTGGCGTGGCTGAGTTCTGCGAATCTTTCAGCCATGTCAAGATATGCATCAATCCACTTTTGCTGCACTTTTCGCCTTCAATTTTTTTGTTGGTTCTGCTACCACCACTCCTTCTGGCAAAACATCAGGAAAGTTCTTCTTGACAAACTCTGCCGTAATTTTTGGATAAAGAGAATCTAATTTTTGATCTTTAGTTGCATTTAAAATTTTTGCTTCTGATGGATGCACAGTTTCGAGTAGTTGAACATATAGTTGTTCGCGTCTCATTTTAGATTTAACATCACTAAATTTTGTAAAAATATACATTCTGCGCATTTCTTGACGGAAATTAGAGCTTGTCATTCCGATTGGTTGTGGTGCAGGTTTAAATGGTGGGTCACCAGCAGGAAGATTGAACTTATACTCAGCATCAAATGCGCATTTTAAAATAGTCTTAAAAGCGAAATCGTCTTTGTATTCAACTGCTTTGCTAGGATCTTTTGAAAGTTCTTCTAGAACTTCTGGAATATGCTTAGTTTGTTTCATTTAAAACTCCTCAATTTCTTCAAGTAGTAATCGACAACGATGTTCCATCAAATATTTCATGGCAGTCATCTTATCGCCTTTTGGTTTATTATTTAGATACGCATCAATAATTTTATTTGTAATTTGCTCAGGAATATAATCAAAGTCAACCAACACGATGTTGCGTTGCCAGTTACGTCGTTCCTCATCATTCTTACAAGCAATAAAACCATTTTCAATAAATTCCTGAAGACGTTTTGCGCTGACAGGTTTTTGGCGTTCGTTATTAACAAACACATCGTCTTTGCTGAAGATGTTTGGAATACCATCGTCACCTGCTTTTACGATATGTGTAATACGCTTTTCATGAATATCTCTTTGAGTTGCTTTCACAAATTTTTTAGTATTCGGCGACCACTGTGTTACATTATCATATTTCTGAAGTTGAATGAAGTCATGGTCAGAAGAAAGAATTAAAACTTTCTGTGGCTCAGAAACCAAACCAATGTCAAGAAGTTCGTTCTCTTGTGTATATTTGGAAAGAACAGCAATTATATCATCAGCTTCTGCTTCATCAATATGAAGAACACGATATGGGAAATGTTCAGCAACATCTTGGCGCATCTGATTGAGTGTATCAAAGATTAGTGTCCAAGGTAGATCGCTGGCATCTCTTGCCTTTTTTCTATTGGCTTTATAGTGTGGGAACACATCGCGACGCCAGTACTTACGACCATCGCAACAAAGAATAATCTCGCCATACTCTTTTCCATATTTCTTTTTAAAAGACTTGATTGATGACAATGTAACGTGACGAATCAGATTGATAACTTTTTCTGGATCGCCACTCTTCAAGTCTGCCTGGAAAGTCAGGATAGATGCAAGTGCTACTTGCGAATAATCAATTAGAATCATTTTAAAATACTTTCAACAGGATACATTCTTCATTAATACGACCATTCGGTGTTGCTTCTTTGCCTTTGATGGCTTTATACGCAGCACCCAGTGGTCGTTTTGTCATCGACAACATAGCTGTCAGTTGTTCTTTTGGTTTACGCAAAGTCTTAGAACCAGAAGTGCTAGTGTCATAATTCAAGATAGATGTTCCCTTAACAGTCAAAGAACTGTTCTCAATGGCACGATATACTTGAAGTTTACGATACTTTGTATTATAAACCCACAACTCTGTAGCACCAACAATGGTCGGAGCAGAGACAGACTTAAGACCAAGTTCAGTATCTTCTTTCTTAAACTTAAGACGCTTGACAACTTCACCAGCAGGTTTTGCTTTACGAATGCGTGGCTTACGCACGATCTTCTTCGCTTGTTCGCACTGGTCAATGATTGACTGTAGCAAATCACGATATCGTTTTAGCTGTGGTTTCGTAAAGTTTGAATATCCCTCAACCAGCTGTTCATCTTCGCCCAAAATTGCTTCTTCAATTTCTGCGAGTTGTGTCTTATACATCGGAGCAACTTGCTTTGCGATGGCAGAATTTAAATTAGTGAAGTTGAGTTTGAAGCCAGCAGGTTTACCAGCAAGCATAAAGTCATCAAGTTGACCATCTAGTTCGCCAGCAACCTCTTTGGCTTTTTCTAGAATACGATCTTGGATGTTGATAACAACAGCTGTGGTTGGTTTAGATGTGACTACTAATTTCTTAGTAACCTGTTTCTGCAAGAGTTCGGAAACTTTCTCTGCAATAAACTGTTCTTCTTTCACAGACAGATTCGAACCACGACTCTTCAATCGCAGCAACGCACCGAGTGAATGAAAATCAAAATCAGGCAACTCAGAAAAATGTTCTACATAGTCATTGTTCTTAAGTTTTTTGTAATAAGACAAGACCCATGACTTACGCTGTTTTGAATCGGCATTATTAGCAAACCAATTCAACGCAGTATTAAGTTCAATCTCATATGATTTGTCTGGATCAAGACCGATCACTGGTTCATCAGATTTACCAGAAACACGATCAATGAGTTCTTGACGCTTACGTGCTTTTGCTTCGTTTGTTTTAGTCACTTTTTGACTCCTTTCAAGTATATATTATACCTCGAAAAGGAATAAATGTCAAGCATTATTTTTTGTTCGAAAGCCCAAGTCCAGTGACCCCTGCAAAGAGTATAAATGCTGCCAACCATGTTTCCAGCGTGTATGGAATCCCAACAATAGGAAATAGGGTATTAAGCGACCAAATGGTTATAATCGGTCCAATAATGATAAGAGCGATTACAAGAAGAAGTAAAGCAACAATCTTGGTCATATTACTTTCCTTTTATAATTGCCAGCTTCTCACAAGTAGTACGAATATCTTTACTGTTCGTAGATATGTTCGCTGCACAAGATGCTTGTAATGGATCCATACCTCTTTCGATAGCACGTGATACTATTTCTTTATTATTGTTGCTGTCAACAACATTTAAGTAGGTTAAACAACCAGCAACTGAAATAATTACAATTGCTGCTGCTGTTACTAACACATTATTACCTTCCATCATTTTGCTCCTCTTCAATTTCGTTGATTTCGTTTCCGTTTTCGTCAAAGAACACAGGCATTGGCGCACTTGGGTACTCAGAATCGTCAGGTAACTCCCAATCAAATTCTTTGATAGAATCGAATCTAAAAGAACGCCAATCTTGTTTCTCAATGTCGAAAACAGCAATAGAATCTTCTGGCTGTTTTCTGCCAGAATCTTTTGGTCTCTTATCTTCTGGAATAAAATCTTCATTTAATGAACACCTCATCTCCCTCATTTCGCCATTGGCTTTTAAAAATTTAAGATTTACTTCAGTTTCTTTGAGCAAACCAGCAAACCATTTTTTAAAATTTGGATGATTTAACTCTTTCTTAATTTGTTCCTCATCTGGAACTTCATTTACTTCAACATCAATAATATCATTAGACATGAGATTTCTCCTTAAACAACAAATCTTTTCCGTCATCTACCAAAGCACGTTTGTTTGGATAACGAAGTAAATACGCTTTTCTTACTTCTTGTAAATCCTTACCCTGACAAATAAATTCGTTGCTGGTTTGATTATACAAATAAAACATTTCTCCATGTTTTTCAACACGAACAACAAGAACTTTTTTTAATTCTTCTTGTGCTTTCGCGATAAGATCTCCAATCTCTTCACGAACTTCATTATTTTTTTTAATTCTTACAAAAACAAATATTCCTTGCAACAAAAAATAAAAAAATACTACAAATAGAATTACGTCAAACATTAAAACATCTCTTTTTGTTTTTCGTCAAAACTATCTACTTCCATTGGAATGGCAACCCATCCGATTTGATTAAGATCATCTGCTATTTCATCATCAACGAAACCCTCATTACCAGAACAGTACCAATTTAGATAATCGCCCTCTCCAAGAATGTCAGCAACTAATGCTCCAGCAGACCTCCAACTGTAACCGTATTCACCAGTAGAACCAATTTTGTATAAGTCAGTATTACACATAGCAGCATAGAAACGCTTACAATAATCTTTACTTGCACGCATTTTGGTTTTAATATTCTGACTGTCAATCACATCACGAAAAAGATTTGGTGTGTTTAGATTAACATGGTCATCGTCAACTTCAACGAAGTCAATTTGTTTTTCTTTTTCTGTCATAAAATCTATTCTTATATCTTCAACAATATTATGACTGTTGCGAATAGAAATTTTGCGTTGAATTTCATCGAAGAAATAAGAGAGTTCTTTAAATTGCTCTTCCGTTAAAAACATTTTGCAAGAGTTGAACTTCAACTTTTCTTGTTTATCATTGCGACAAATATCAATCTCAATATCTCCAGTAGATGGAGTATCGAAAACACTGAAAGTAAGTGTAGTATCACCTTTATCGATTTCTAGGTGTTTATGTATTTCCTCATCCATAGATATATCAAATCGGTTCATTACCACGATGTTTCTCCTTACGAGTATATTTCTTTTTACTTAATTCTACACGCTGACGATATTTTGGTGTGCGAAGATCTTTAGCAATCCAATTTCTTGGCTTACTTTCTTGAATAACCAGCGCATAACGTGTAACCATCATCATGTCCTTTTGAATAATGAACAGCTGAGAGAGCTGTTACGAACTCTCCCAACTCTTTATATTTTACCTCGGAAAGTGAATTAATGTCAATATCTAATATTTGCAGAATTTTAGAAGTTGCATGTTCGATTTCATGAGGATACATCTTCTTTTTCCCTCTTTAACGAACTTCGCTTAGCAGATTCTTCATGAAGTTGTGCATTAATCATTGCACGTTTCCAAGCATTTCGATCTTCTTCAGTTTTAAAATTACTAAGTGCTAATATGCGCTTAGTTTGCTTATGCATTTTAAAATTTTTATCTGGTTTTAATTGAAATGGAATGTAGTCTATTACTACTTCTTTTTTTTGTTTCTGTTTTTGTTTTGCCATAATTTCTCCTTAAAGCATTCTAAACAAACCGATCATATCAATCGTTACTAATAGCAGATAGTTAGCAAGCATGCCAAACGATTTCCGAGTATAAGAAGCCCAAGCATACATAGCACAACCAGCAATCCAGATAGGATATAGAATAAGTAAGGGAGGATTGGGAACTGTAAGTGCCATTGTGATAGAACACCCAATACTAATCGCCCAAGCCAAAACCTCAATGAGGAAACGAAATTTATTGCTTTTCCAATCATCTTTTATCCATGCAAAAATATTTAGCAATATATCATTCACATTATACCTCAACAACTTTCAGTTCAAAACGATCTGCTGTTTCTTCATATCCATCATAACCACGTGGATTACAAACGATACGAGTTGAACCAACCATATAGTCAAAGACTTCATGCGTGTGACCATGTGTCCAAAGTTTAATTTTTGGATTATCCAACATTAATTCTGAAAGATCCGAAGAGTATGCGCCATTAGTAACAAATTCATCCGCATAACGAGGATGAGTAGATAATTTGCTTGGTGCGTGGTGACCAACCACAACTACTTTTATTGATTCTGGCGTATCTGCAAGAGTTTTCTTGAGATAAGCAAGCATCTTCTTATGATCTTCTACTGCATCCTCTGGAGAGAAAGTTGAAACTCTTTTCGAGTGAGACGTACCAATCTCAATCATTTTATTATTTTCATCAAACACAAATTTACCATTCTCATCAGTCTTATAGTTTACATGCTTGAAGGTCACCATGCGATTAGAATTTTTTACACAACGAAAATCATTCATGTAACCTTTAATCTGATAAAGTGTCACTGGGTCTTCTTTATTCATGTCAGTCCAAAAAGTACCACCAATAAAGCGATACTCTTCTTTATAATCCCAGTGTTTCTTATCAAGAATTTGTAGATTTGGTAGATATTTTAGATGCTTCTTTAGATTTTTAAGAGTATACTTAAAGTCGCCATGATAGTGTTCATGATTACCAGCAACATAAACCACATGTGGAAATACATTGCAACAATTATAAAAGAACTCATGTAATGTTTTCGACTTTTTTGTCGGAAAAGGATCGTCATGAGCCATTAAATCTTTTGCTACACAGATGTCGCCTGAAAGAATGAGAACTTCCACATTGTCTTTGTTTTCAAGGACAATTGGAGCAAACTCAAGATGAACATCTGAACAAACCGCAATTTTCATTTTAACCTCTACGCATTTTTGAAATATCCTTCGCTTCCTGATCGGAAAAGATAGGAACGGCATTGGATTTATGCAAAGTTCCAATACCGATTATATTATTACCAGTGTAACGCTTTCCCTCTATTGGTTTAGTAGCATTACCATGCCCAGTATCGAGACTAGGATAGTTGACAGATTCTCTCCCAGGAGGATTTGTAAGTTTGTAACCTGAAAGAGTGTCATTTGAGATAGATTTTTTACTTGGTTCAACATGATGTCTCCTTTTCAATTCATTCCAAGATTGTTCGAGTTGAATGTGCTTACGCTTTTCTTCAGCAGATTTAAATTTCTGCTTTCGCTTTTTCGTATTCGTTGTTGTAAAAAATGATGGCATTAATCCCATAAGAATATTTTACCTCAGTTATGATTAAATGTCAAGTCAGGGTAGCACGTATTTTTTAATTACTAGCGTCGACTCTTTGTTTGGCGGAACACGACTCTTTAGCACGCATCTAGTTTTCAATTTTGAACCAGTTTGTTCGAATATGCTAACATATCTTTGTTCGGCTTTGAAGCACTGTTCGTAAGTAGCATAAGTTGAATGTATTGTGTAATCAGATGGTGCTGCTACGATAAAGAGAAGTGCCCACATATTACACCACGAATCCAGTTGTATCTTTCTTGGCTTTACCTTTGGCTTTGAGACCAACGATAACACCTTTCGGATCTAGAAAACGAAGATCCGTTTCATCACCATCGATCACAGGACGACCGATATAAGTCTCAGGCATAGACTTAAAAACAGCTGCAACATTCATGCCTGCTTGAGCAGCAAGACGCACGTCCATGTCGTTACCATCTGCCTTAGAGAAAGTCAGGTGGTAGTTCTTCAGGTGAGAAACCTTACGATTGCGCATCTTCGTGTAGTCATAGAACTGGACGTTCGGAAATTTCTCGATGATATCATACTTTTCCCAAGCGATGTCGCTGGTGCCATTCAGACGGAAACAAGGAATCAATCCTTTCTTCTCAGCTTGCTTGATACCGAGACGGATATCTGCTTCAAGATCGACTAGAAACTGTTCGCGAGATTCAAAGAACATGCGTGTCTTACGCTTGCGTGCTTCCTGAATCATGTTAGTAGTTTCCCCTTTCTTGAACATACCACCACGACCAGCTGTGTTCAGACAAGCAGCAGTGCAACCAGCAGTGCGTTTGGGGCAGGTTTCATAGCCAGACACATTCGCAGGTGACAGGTGAAGGACGAAAGACATGTAGCCTTTCTTTTCGCCTTTGAGAAGTTTTGGATTACCAGTTGAAAGTAGTTTCATGTTATCACCTCAAACTTCGCGAGAGTACCAACCATTGCGTTCAATCTTGCGTTTCGCAGACATCATCGTTTTGCGAAAAGTCATAAACTCGGGAGTGGGATCAGCATTGATACCACCAAGAGCAATCATAGCCAAAAGAGCAGCATCACGTTTGGCATAGGTTTCGACAGCATGCAGAGGAATCATCACTTGACGAGCAGAGCCATCGGCATCTTTGAAGACAGGGCTGGTATATAAGACTTTCATTCGATTTCCTTTTCAATTATCATAGAGTAATTATACATTAAAACCGAATAAATGTCAATACCCCCAATAAAAATACCCCTACTGCTGGTAGGGGTATGCAAATCCTTATTTTACTGGGGTTTGTTGCTAGGGTTATTCTTTTGGAGGAACTCTTCGAGAGTTTGGACGAACTGGAATGAGTTTTTTCTTTTCTGCGAATGCATCCTTTTCATCAAAATCAGGATTCAATATAAATTTTAATTCTGGTTCTTCGTTAACATACAGCATTGTCTCATTAGTTTTATTTTCTGGGTGAAAATAGTCTTTGACTACTTTTTTAAATTCTTCTGGTGGTTCAGCTGGTGGTTCAGGAATTTCCCATTTAACTTCTTCAGGTTTTTCTTTTATCATCTCAACAGTCATACCAGTGTATGGATCATAATTTAAATTAGAAGATTCTGTCTCCGTTTTATCATTTTTTGTTAAAGAAGAAATTATACTTTTCCATTTTGCTTTTTCTTGTTCATCACGTTCTTTATCAAGTTTTATCGCTGTTTGTTTCGCCCTATCAAAAAATGATTTTACTGAGGGATCTTCTAGTGGATCAGACGGAGTGTTTACATCTTCAGGTTTTCTTAACAAAATTTCTCTGTTTGCTGCAATTAGTAACAAAACTGCAAGTGGATCAAATACAAAAACAATCATAAGAATGACGATACGAACAGCAGACTCAAGCAAAGAGTCATCCATCGTATCGCCATATATTAATGCTGCAATGTATTTTATTGGACCAACTTCTGCTTCTACCTTTCTAACTTCTGCAGCAATTGGTGCTCTCTCCTGATTTAATTTTGCGATTTCTTCTTGCGATTTCGAGATTTCGTTTGTGAGGTTTGTTCGCTCTCTTGCTTGACGCTGTCTGATTGCGACTGCGTTGGCTGCGCCTTTTTCGTCAGAAGATCTAGCAAGTGTTTGATCGACTTGAGCATCCAATTGATTAAGTGCTTTACGTGCTGCATCTATGTTCTCCTTTTGTGTTTTAATTTTTTCATCAATAAGAGATAATTTAGATACAATATCACCTGTTGGCACTGCTTGGTCTAAATGTGCTTTTGACAAATAGCCAAAGATGCCCATTGATGTGAGCACCATTAACACAACAACAGCTGTTGTGAAATAAGTTAATAAAAGTTTTGGGGCTGTTTTCCAGTTTCTATACAACCATGAGGCAGAAACAAGTTTACTTGCTTCCAACGCTGCACCCATAATTGCAATCGGAATGACAGCAGTAGAGAAAATGGCAATGAGTCCCATTACAGCATAATATGCTGCGATTGCAGATAGTAAGAATCCACAACCAAATAATAGATACGTCATTTCTTTATATGTTTCCTGTGTGTTTTAATCATAATCCAGTCATTATAATAATTATCGTCTAAAAGGACATTATTGTCAAATTGTAATTTGGCTTCCCAATAATTGGTATTTCCTCTAGACTTACACAACATCAAAATATTGCGTGTGAAATGTTCTTTACCATATTTATCAATATCGGCAAGTAGCTCTTTGTTGGAACCCCAGTAATTACGCCAGTCGCTTTCGACTCTTGATCGTTTTTTCTTTCCCTTTACTTGTCTTGTTTTTGACTGAGTAAAGTATTTACGACCAATATATTTCTTTCCTGTTATATTATTCGTAATTTCATAGATAAAACCGTACCAATCTTCAGGATCCGTAAATTCTTTATTGTTGTGGACCCATATTTCTGCCATTCTAATCCTTTATAAAGTCATTGTCAGGAACATATAACTCGTTCGTGTCCACTTTATATAGGTATTCATAATTAGATGTTAATGCAACAGGGGTGTCTTTGGCGATAAACAATTTGTGTAAACTGTTTGCCTTTTGTTTATGGTCACGATATTCTTTATGACCAGTGTACTCATATATAATATCTTTTGCGTGAAACTTGTACGAATCCCAACTATCTCTTATCTTTAAGTGTTTATTTGTCATTGCCCAAACTTGAAAATAATCTTCACTGTAGAAATGATGAAAATATGTATCAACAAACTCTTGATTGATTAAATGGCGATATTGTTTATCAACACGTAACAACATTCTAAAGAAAACAGCTTGCCATTTGAAATTAAAATTCAACCACCAAAAGAAATCATGAACTGTTTGTATTTCGCATGGTGCTTTTGACGCATTATTATGAACAATGTCATACCAAATTGATGAACTCTTTTCTGTCATTTTGTGTTCAATAAAATACTTCATGATAGTATCTTTGTCATATTTCTTAAACACAGTTTCGAATGGTATTTTACTTTGTAAATTTGAAATTACATCTGTGCCAAACAGCTGATCATTATGTTCGCCACCAATAATCAAACATTGTTTATTAAAAAACGCAGACATATTTTCGCTAGAAACTATTTCTAGTTTACCACGAATATGTTTGTAATAAAACTCTGGAAATTCTCGGATACTATCTAAAGACATAACAACAATAATTCTCATCCAATCGTGTTCAGGTATAACTTTCAGCAGAGAAATTAAAACAAGTGTAGAATCAATGCCACCAGAATAAAAAACATATAATGGTAGATTGAGTAATTTAGATTTTTCATATAATTCTAATGCTCTACGCTCACAACATTGTTCATAGGTTAGTGGCGAAGATAAATCTGTTGGCATTTTAAACTTGTCATACAATTTAAATTTGTATGGTAATTTCAAGTTTTGAGAACGATCAACAAGACAAACATTCACATTAATAAAGTTGTGTATGTCTAGCCATTCTGCTGCGCCAGCGTTTGATTCGTTTTTTAATTTCTGAGCATTTGCGAGATATAGTTCTGTCATAATAACCTCAAGTGTAAGCGGAACGCTTTACTACTTCCCAGCATTCTTTCCATACTGGTCCAAAATCATTTGTGTTTGTTACAGCATTTATTTTATTAATGCAAGTCTGCATCCATGCAAAAGAACGTATTTTAATTAAACCACACGATTCAATCATTAAACCAATTTCTTGATATGCTGTTTTTGGGTCAATATTTTGAATGTTGGCGTATTCAACAACACCATATGAGTAAAAGTTTTCTTCTGGTCTGCAAATAGAATGTGCTCGAATAAGATGCATCATTACAGAATCATCAAAGTTTATATTACCTCTTTGAGTAACAGATCCTAAATGAGTTTCTAGTGAAAAAATATAAGTCGCACGAAGATTTGCTAACTTTCTTCGTGTTAGATATTCTGGTGTGATTAGTTTTTTTGGTAGAGAAGTCAACCAAGCATCTGGCATAGATGCCAAATGATCGTTTATCAAATCAAACTGTTTTGCCATGGTTGTTACTTTTGGTAAAGCAGTAGGAATAATTAATGGTTCAGTGTTAATTAATCCTTGCGATACAGCTACAGCAGAACTATATGATTTGGTAAATGTTAATATTGCTCTTGATGATATATCTACAACACAATTTAAATTCTTCATCGTTTATTTAATGGTAACGGCACAAAACTATTATCTGGAACATACAATTTTTCAGGCTCCAACTCATATAAAAATTTATAATCAGTTGTCAATGCCTTTGGTGTTCTTCTTAATGTAAACAATTTGTATAAACTTGGTTGTTTCAATTTGTTATCTCTATAATCATCATCTTTAGTAAACTCATAAATCAATTCTTTAGCGTGATACTTATATGTTTTCCACTCATCTTTAATTTTTTTATCATGATTATTCATGCTCCAAATCTGAAAATAATCTTCACTATAAAAATGATGATAATAGTTATCGATAAAATTTTGATTAATGTTTACTTGCATATCTGAACGACAACGTAATAGCATTCTGAAAAACACCGATTGCCATTTAAAATTAAAATTTAACCACCACAAAAAATCAAAAACAGTATATAATGGAAGTGGTGATGTTTTACAACTCTCATCAATAACATCAAACCATATATTTGCTTGTTCTTGATTCATACCAAAGGCGATAAAAAACTCTGTTATATTATTCCTAGTATATCTTTCTATTACTTGATCAAATCCAAAAATATTAGAAAACTTAATCACAATATCTGATCCAAATAATTGATCATTATGCTCACCACCAACAATAATATGTGATTTATCAAAAAATCTATCAAAGGAATGACTTGGTATGATTTTCATATTACTTGGTAAAATATATTTTTTATAAAATTCTGGATATTCTTTTATGCTATCAAAATCCATCAATAAGTGAATTCTATCTTTATCATTTTCTGGAATAGTTTTTAAAAAATTTATCAACATTAATGTTGAATCAATACCGCCAGAATAGCAAATTAGTAATGGTGTGTTTAGTTCTTTAGATAACTCATAAAGTTCGTTTGCCCTTCTTGCGCAACATTCTTCATAAGTAGTGGTGTCATCGGACAAATCAGTTGGCATTTTATACTTGTTATACAATTTAACATTAAATGGTATTTGAATTTTCTCTGTTCTGTCAACCAAAGAAACACTATTAGCAATAACCTTGTATATTCCAGACCATTCGTGTATAGATGGCATGTTATATCTCTGCAAAGTCAATGTGCTCGCCATATATAATTCTTGGTTACTCATATAATTGATGCTTCTCTTAATTTTTCCCAAACAGATCTAGAATATTCAGTCATTTCTTGTTCAGTATGTAGTTTGTTAATTTCCTCAACATTTCTTCTATACCATGCAAAATATTTCATGTGAACAAGTGAAGCACTATCTAACAACAATTTTAAATCTTTGTATGCAAATTCTGGTTCTTGCTCAAGTATTTCTGCATATTCAAGTAATCCTGGAGAATATGTTGATGTATTTGGGTCTGAATTTATTAACTCATACTGTAGAGAGGATAATAATCGGTTTTCTAATGGAGCAATTACTATTCTTGCTAAAAATACTCTATAATATGATTCTTGATAATATATGTGTTTTGCTCTCAATTTTGCTAAATCGCATTTGTTTTTTAAATTTTCTGTTTTTAAATTATCAGATAATAATTCAAGAAATTTAGTTTTACCATTCTCATCTTTATCATACGAAAGACATAATTGATCTTTATGAATATTAAACTTGTCATCAATTTTTTGCTTTATATCTTTCAAATCTAATGGAATGTTTGTACTATATGTGTTTTGAATCCCTAAACTAACATAACTAGCAGTTGCTGCTGTTCTTGCTATACACAAAATAGCATTTGTTTCATAATCAACAACAACATGTAGTCCTGAACCTTGACGTGGAATTATATTATTCATTCCTCATCCTCCAACTCTTCTTCCTCATATATATCTGCACCACAGAATGGACAATAGACGACATCGCTTATTTGATAGTCGCCTTCTTTAAATGTTATCTTTCCATGCGCCCCACAATTTTCGCAATCAAAATGTTTAGTTGCCATCCTTTACCTTTGCTAAGTTAAATCTCTCTAAAACTTTAAACCACATCCATCCAATATCGAATTCAAACCATTTTCTACTCAGCTTTGGATTAGCAGGGTCAAGATGATGATTATTGTGAAGGCATTCGCCACCAATGATAATCCCGATAGGAAAAATATTTCTAGATCTATCTTTTGTTTCGCCATTTCTATATCCCCAATAGTGTCCTATACCATTTATAACACCTGCTGCCCAGAATGGAATCCAAATCATTTGTATTATCCAAAGTAGTATACCAATCCAACCAAATATAATTATGTTGAGCACAAAGAGAATGCTAATGCCAAGTCTGGAGTGAGGAGTGTATAAGTTGCGCTCCAACCAATCATCAGGAGTGCCAACACCATATGAATTGACCATATCTTTATTTTTTGATGTTTCATGGTACAATAATGCTCCTTTAAACAACACATGCCATATTCCATAAACATGTGGTGAATGTGGATCACCATCTTTATCTGAATTTTGATGATGTTTACGATGAACAGCAACCCACTGTTTTGTAACCATTCCTGTTGTTAACCACAACCAAAATCTCATAAAATGTGAGACAATTGGATGAAACTCTATACCTCTATGTGTTTGTCCTCTATGTAAGTATAGAGTTACACAAACGATGGTGATGTGTGTCATCACCAAAACATATATTAGTTCAATCATTTTTTCTTTCGTACATAACTGTATCTGTATCACCAAGTGCCCACTTGGATTCATTTTCGACAGACCAGCGTTTAGTTGCTACTTTAAAGTCAGGTATTTTTAATTCCCGAGGATTAGACGAAGGCTCAAGGATAATAAGACGATTATTTGGTTGAGCAGCGAACTGACCATTGTCACACATAATAAAATTATAAGATTTATGATCTTCGGTATCTTCAGCAAATCCAGTATCAAGAATATTAAAATCAGGAGAAGCAGAGTCAACAGTGAATAGATAAGTACCATACATCCAACTCCCATTTTTAAGTTTAAATTTACACTTCATCGACTGCAACTGTGCTTTCTTGATAACTGTTATATCATAAGAAAGGCAGTCCCATAACTGTAAATAATCTAATGGGAGTGGTTCTCCATCAATTGGTTTCCAACAATAAGCATGCAGTGGCAACTTATCATATAGTGCGCCATAATGATTAAGATATGATTCAATACGAAATGCTTGTCCTCTCAGTGACTTTATACTTATCCACCAGCATGGTTCTAGTTCTCCATATCCCTTTTCAAAATCATAAAGAAACTCTCTTCTCACATAACATTTAATTGGTGGTAAATTCGCTACTATATGCGCCATTATTCCTTATTTCCAAACAGCTGCAGTATGCTAATAAAAATGTTAATAAAATTAATGTAGAGACTTAACGCACCAAACCACTGCATGCGTGCGACTTCATCTTGTGAAGCACCCCAAAACATATCACGAATACGATTCATGTCATATGCAGTAAGACCTAAGAAAATGAGAATTGTTAATACATTTAATGTCATCTGTAATGCTGTTGATGCTACAAAAATGTTTATGATACCAACAACGATTAAACCGATTACACCAGCAAACAAAAATGGACCCCACCCCGAAATGTCACGTTTGGTAAAATAACCCCATCCAGCTAATGCGCCGAAAGAAACAGTTGTTCCAAGTAAAGCAGTAACGATACTTGCACTAGTATATGCATAGAATAATAAACTTAAACTAAGACCCATTGCTGCTGCGAAAGCGAAGAACCAAAGTTTAATAGTAGATTCTGACATCTCAGAACCTTTCCATGCTAAAAACAAACTCATAACTAATGGTGCAAATATAATAACATATCCAAGTATACCAGAAAATAACAGCGGAACTATTCCAAGACCAACTACAATAGAAGCGAAAATCATTGTAGCAAATATGCCAACAGACATTCTACCAAGAACACCTGCTACTGCTGTGTTTAAACTTTCTACTGCTGAAACATTTAAATTCATAGTTTTTCCTTTCAATTATGCTGCTTTGCCCCAAACATCTTGCCAATCACCAGTCAAAGCACCCTTTGCGTAATCAGTAGCACGATTTTCAAAGAAGTTCGTGTGAGTTGGCGCATTGATCATTTCCTCTACCCAAAGTAAAGGATTTTTCTTTATCTTATAAATTCCCTTCAAACCTAAAGAAATCAAACGTCTATCAGCAATATAACGAATGTATTTCTTAACATCTTCTGCTGTCAAATTCTCCATAGTTCCTTTTGAAAATGCTAGGTCAATAAATTTATCTTCCAACTGAACCATTTTTTCTGCAATAGTGTAAATTGATGATTTCAATTCATCATTCCAAATTTCTTTATTTTCTTCGACATATGTGCGGAACAATTTTATCATTGACTCAGCATGCATTGTTTCATCAACAATAGACCACGTAATAATCTGCCCCATACCTTTCATTTTACCATGTCTTGGAAAATTTAATAACATGATAAATGATGAAAATAACTGCATACCCTCAGTAAATGCAGAAAACGCTGCGATATTTGCAGCAACAGATTCTACTGTTCCATTTTTGTTTGAGAGATCAATAAAATAATCATGCTTGTCTCTCATCTCTGAATATTCTAGAAACTCATTATAGATTCCCTCTGGCATTCCCAGAGTTTCGATTAAATGTGAGTAACCAGCAACGTGTAGTGCTTCTCTTGCTGCGAATCCCAGCAACATCATTCTCACTTCTGGTTGTTTGAAGTAAGGAAGATAGTTTGTTACGTAACCTCCCGCAACATCCACATCTCCTTGAACAAAGAAGCGCAGGATGTTTGTAAGAAAATGTTTTTCTTCTTTTGTTAGTTTCTTTTTCCAATCTTTTACATCCTCCAACATTGGCACTTCTGTATGTAACCAATGTGCTTGTTCATGTTTTAACCAAGCATCGTATGCCCATGGATATTGAAATGGTTTAAACGAACTACGTTCATCGGTTAATTTTAATTTTGTTTTTTTGATCATTTTTATTCTTCTAAGTTTAGTGTGAGGGGTTATACAAATTAAAATCATCTAAATCAAAAAGATATAACATTTTTATATTTTCAGGCAAATACATATCTGTTCTGGTTCTTATTTCTTTGTGTATATTTTTATTGACTTTGTTGACTAAAGTAAACGCATAATTAAACACATTAATATTTTCTTTTCTTAGAATATCATTAC